TGGCGAATTCGTTAAAAAATTAATCGGCATCTAGGCACTGGCATGGATGCGCTGGCTTATTCTACTCCTGTTGTTAGTCATTGCAGGAGCGTCGTCCAAGCAAGGGTGCCACGTGCGCGAGTTCTACGGAATCGCTTACACCGTGCACGACCCCACACTGCGGCACCGGGAGATGGTTGCATGGCTAGACAAGAACGCCCAGTATTGCAAGTCCACAGACATGGTAGTGATATGGAACAATATATCCGAGTGGGCGGGCACGGCCGATTCAACGTGGCTTAGAGCCAAAATCGTACATGGATACAAGGATGCACTTGAGCGAGAAAAGAAATGATCAAGAAGCCGAATCCCAGACCCAAGAAGCCTTCGCCGGACACCCGGGACAAGTTGACGCTGTACGTCACGCTGATGGTAAGCACCACCCTGTGCATTTCCGTATTGGCCATGGTAATCAGCTTTATGCTTGGTCTGTGGGCAAAGGAAGTGGACAACGCCGAGATCTTCAAAATGATTTCACCCGCTTTTTCTACTCTGATCGGCGGCATGATTGGGTTCCTGAGTGGTATCAAACTCATGCAGAATGACGACAAATCTAAATCTTGTAAGGACTAACTATGCTTGATATTTTATCCGGGGGCTTACTCGGCTCCATCTTCGGCGGTATTTTCCGTATGGCACCCGAAGTGCTGAAGTTCTTCGATAAAAAGAACGAGCGATTGCACGAGCTGAACATGTTCGCCCGGCAGTGCGAACTGGAACAACTCCGAGGTCAGCAAAAGCTCGCCGAGATCGGGGCACAGCGCGAAGCGGCGGTGGACGTCGGGGTCATGGACGCCTTTAACAACGCCATCATCCAGCAAGCCGAGATGGTCAAAGCCGCCGGTGGTTGGGTGGCGGGCCTTTCGGCCTCCGTCCGACCCCTAGTGACCTACTGGATCCTGTTCGTCTGGTCCTTCATTCACATCTGGTTCGCTTGGAACGCTTGGCTCGCCGGTGCTCCTGCCGTCGAGGTGTTCCGGACGATGATGACCCCCGACTTCTCCGCTTTGCTGTCCGGCACCATTAATTACTGGTTCCTCGATCGCACTCTGAAGCAACGTGGCATATGAACCTAGAGCTTGCCGCTGAACTCTGCCGCCGGTACGAGGGGTATCGGGCCAAGCCCTACCTCTGCCCGGCCAACGTAGCTACGATCGGGTACGGGAGCACTTACTACGCCGATAAGCGAAAGGTGACGCTGGAAGACCCTCCAATGGATGAACCTGCGGCACGGGAGCTACTGATGGTGGAGCTTGAACACACTTACCTTCCCGGGGTCCTCCGGAATTGTCCGGGGCTAATCACGGACGTTCGGAAATGCAACGCGATTGTGGACTTTTGCTACAACCTCGGCGTGGGACGGCTTCAGACTTCGACCTTGAAGCGCAAGGTTAACGCCGGAGACTGGGAGGGTGCGAAAGAGCAGTTAATGTTGTGGACCCGGGGCGGCGGCAAGGTGTTGCCGGGACTCCTCAAGAGGCGTACCTCCGAATGCGCTCTGCTGAATTGACCAAATGTCAAAGGCGTGGTATAATCCTAATCAACGTTGCAATTCGTGTGGAGGGCTTTTATGGCAACAGCTTCAGTAATGACCTACACAACGCTAGTTGAGAACATCGAGTCTTATCTAGAACGTACTGATACCGCTACTCTCGTTAAGATTCCGCTTTTTATCATGCTTGCCGAGCAGGTGATCGCGTCGAAAATCAAATTCCTCGGGAACCTTACCGTCAACACCAGTAACATGGTGGCGAGTACGGCCGTCATCGCTAAGCCCGCCCGGTGGCACAAGACAGTGTCGATGAATATTACAGTAGCCGGTAGCCGCCAACCGGTGCTCTTGCGCAAGTACGAGTACCTCCGGAATTATTTTCCGGACCCTACCGCTACCGGGGTCCCCAAGTATTACGCGGACTACGACTACACGAATTGGCTTGTAGCTCCAACGCCCTCCATCGCCTACGCGTTTGAGGTGCTGTACTACGAGCGGGTCCAGCCGTTGGACTCGAGTAACCAAACTAACTGGTTCACGATCTACGCTCCACAAGCACTCCTGTACGGCTCGCTTCTGCAAGCGATGCCATTTCTAAAGAACGACGAGCGCATCCCAATGTGGCAGTCGCAATACGACGCGATCATGGCTACGTTGGCTGAAGAGGATAAACTCCGCATTGCGGATCGTCAAGCGATTGCGGTGGATTCATGAGCTACGTCAGTCCTTTCACTGGTGACGTCATCCAGCCGACGGATGTGAGCTTCCGCGCCGTTACTCTGACGGCGAACACCCAGTTGAATTGGCCATCGAACAGCACGACGAACTCTGACTTCGCGGCAAGGATTATGCAGGTCACGGCCAGCACTGCCGGTCTAAACCTGTACATGCCGCCCGCTGACCAGACTTCGGTAGGGAATGACGCACTCATACGGAACATCGGCGCAAACACTTTCACCGTTAAAGATTACGCGGGTACTGGTACGATCGTATCGGTGGCGGCGGGCGAATCCAAGTACATTTACATCACTACCAATGCAACCGCTCAAGGAACTTGGGGCATAATCGCTTTCGGCACTGGAACGTCTTCGGCTGATGCTACGACATTGGCTGGGTACGGTCTCGTCGCCAGTGGTGTAACACTCAACCAAAGCCATCCAAGTGCCGCGATCACTACCAGCTCCACGTTCGCCACGACAGATCGGGCACAAACTCGTGTCTGGGGGAGCGGCTCCGGAACTGCAATACTTCCAGCCGCCGCAACGCTTGGCAATAACTGGTTTACACTCTTTAAGAACAACGGCACTGGGTCTTTTATCATATCCTGCACCGGTGCAGAACTGATCGACGGCAACAGCACCAAAACGTTTAACCCGACCGAGTCCGCGTTTATCGTGTGTACCGGGACTGCCTACGTTACGGTGGGTTACGGCGTAAGCTCGCAATTCACATTCACATCCCTAACCAAAAGCGTCACGGGTGGTTCTGTGCTCCTAACTAACAATGAGGCGGCGAACAACATCCAAGAATACGTCGGTACGTTGACTAGTAATGTAACAGTCACATTCCCACCCATCGTGAATTTGTACGTGATCTCGAATCAGCTAGTTGATGCTGGATTCACTTTCACAGTCACGACCGGCCTTGGATTTACGGCCACAATTCCACCGGGACAGCAAGCCACCCTGATCTGCGATGGTATAAACTTTTTAAACGCCAATACTACGCAAGCGGGTGCTACTGTTGTGAGCTTGGTTGATGGGACAGTCGGGACTCCATCGCTTAACTTTGCGTCCGAAACTAGTACCGGACTGTTTCGCCCCAGTGCTGGCGAACTTGGTATCTCGGTGCTTGGCACCAAGCGTGTTGGTGTTACTGCCACTGGAGTTAGCGTAACAGGCTCCGGCACATTTTCAACGGGAATCGCTGGAGGGACGTTTACATGACCAAAAAGGTTTTCGCCCTTGATACTAAACCCGGCATTCAAAGGGATGGGACCGTATTTGACGCGAACTGCTATCAAGACGGGCGTTGGGTCCGTTTCCAGCGCGGCCGCCCCCGCAAGATCGGCGGGTTTCGAGAGATAGTTAACGACTTGGCTGGGCCATCTCGTGGCATCTACTTAAATCCTCAACAGAATTTTAACAATGTATTTAATGGCTACTCCGGTGGCTTGCAGTTACTCCCGATTACTAGCGCGGGTATCGGGTCGGGTATTACCGACATGACTCTCACTGGGTTCACTGCCAACACCTACAATCTTTGGCAGTTCGACACTTTTTACGACGTCAGTGGGTCTGGCGACAATCTTCTACTGGCGCACCCCGGGCAAAATGGATTGCTTATCGACAATAACGTTAATACACCCGTGCTCGGCGGCGACATCACTGGTACAAGCATGTCCCCCATTGGCGTATTTACACAAGTTGCGGCCACGATCACCTCAGGATCAGCTAATATTACGCTTTCTACAGCAAATATCTTGATTGGTGCTGGTCAGGTGGTTACCGGTACCGGAATACCTGCTAGTACGACTGTGGTCTCGATTACCACTACCGCGCTAGTGATTTCCGCGCCAGCCACGGCCAATGGATCATCGATCACGTTGACGTTCAATAATAGCGTGTCGGTATCGGGGGGCGTTGTAACGCTTCACCCCTACGTGTTCGTGTACGGCAACGACGGACTGATCCGAAACAATTCGGCTGGTAATGCGAACGATTGGGTGTCGGCCGACGCGAACGAAGTGTCCGTGGCTACCGGTAAAATCGTGCAGGGCCTCCCAGTGCGTGGTGGCTCTAACGCCCCATCCGGCCTCTTTTGGAGCTTGGACTCACTAATCCGGGTGTCCTACATTGGTGGTGTGGGCACGCCCGCGCAGTTCTGGCGTTACGACTTAATATCTAGCCAGTCCTCGATTTTGTCCTCCCAATCCGTGATTGAATACGACGGTATTTACTACTGGTGTGGTGTTGACCGATTCCTGCTCTACAACGGTGTGGTGAAAGAAATTCCAAACACGTACAACCAGAATCATTTCTTCGACAACTTGAATTACGACGCACGTGAGAGGGTGTGGGTTACTAAAGTCCCTCGATTTGGTGAGATTTGGTGGTTTTACCCACGCGGTACAGCTACCGAATGTACAGATGCGGTCATTTACAACGTACGCGAGAATGTCTGGTACGACGCTGGAGAGGCGGGAGGAGCGCAGAGATCAGCCGGTTTCTTCTCGCAGGTCTTTCACTTTCCCATCGCGGCTGAATGGAACTTGAATGCATCAGGGGGGATTCTCACCGCTACGATCACCAATGCGGGGTCAGCCTATACCAATGGTACCTTCAACAACACACCCCTCACTGGCGGAGCCGGGACTGGGGCTACGGCCAATATTACAGTAGCTGGCGGCATTGTGACTACGGTAGTTATTAATGGCCACGGTGTTAACTATGTGGTTGGCAACACACTTTCGGCCGCGCTAGCTGGGGGTGCAGGATTTGTACTTACAGTCGCTACGCTGATGAATTTCGTGTCGCTATTCCAGCATGAGATCGGAACGGACAAGGTGTCGGGTGCTACGGCTCTAGCGATTGAGTCGTACTTCGAGACTAACGATCTCGGATGGGTGGCTGGCGGTCCTTCACAACCCGCTCCAGTGGGCGACAACAAATGGCTAAGGCTGGAACGCGTTGAACCCGATTTCATCCAAAGCGGCGACATGGAACTGTACGTTACTGGGCGTCCGTTTGCACAATCGGCCGACGTTACAAGTACGGCCTACACGTTTGGCTCGTCGACCGGCAAGATCGATATGCGGGAACAGCGTCGTGAACTGCGCCTGAAATTTGTATCCAATGTGACTGGCGGCGACTACCAACTTGGTAAAGTTATCCTTAACGCCGATCTCGGCGACGTGAGACCGTACTGATGGCTGAAATACTTAACCCCGCACAGGTCTACGACCCTCGCTACCATACTTTCGAGTCGTGGGCGAGCCTAATGTGTGAGCTTTACTCTCCGCAACAGCTCTCGGTTCCGGATTCCAACACCAACTGGCAAGATTGGGGTGCAGGACTTAAATCTATTGACGTGTTTACTAATGAAGGTATTCCCGGACCGTATCAATTCGATGACTGGCACGAATGGGCTGAGCAACTTGTGAACGCCGTTAACCCTGCGGTGAATTAGCATGGCATTAAACTACGACTATGGTGGTAGAAACGAGTACGAGGATCGTTATGACTACTCCAATCTGTACGACGTCTTTGGCGGTAAAGATGCCACGAACGATCTGATCGCGACTTTCCGAGAAATGGGCTTAGATGATGCAGTAATTGACTCGGTACTTGCCCCATACCGGCCCGAAACTTCTTCAGCATCCACGGGTGCGTTAAGCCAAGCTACTGCTGGAGCGGATACATCTAGTATCGATACCTCCAATGTATCCGGCACTAGCACAGTAAGCCAATCCGGAAATACGGACTCGACTAACACTGGTGCACTAAGCCAAGTTTCAAGCACAGCTGATACTTCCTCAGCTAACACTGCAGTTGACACAAGTTCGACCACAGGCAATAATCAGCTGAGTGGTGTTATTTTAGCCGGTGACAGCTGGTTAGCTGGTGATGATTTTACGAATATTGCGAACACGGCTTTTGATACGAACGTTACGAACACGGCTATTGGTGGTCAAACGACCGCAGATGTTCTGAACCAGCTGAATGTTTTCGAGCAAAGCGGTGGGACTTTCGCGCCGGGATCTACTGTCGTACTGAGCGTTGGCGGTAACGACCTTGCCACTGGAGTCGATCGTAGCACTATCACTAGTAATTTGAACGAGATCGTATCGAGGCTCGGGGACTCCGGCGTTAATGTAATATTGTCCGCCGCGCCAGATGCTGATTCATACGATGAAGCTATTTCGAGCACTAGCTTAGTGATGGACGATCTGTACAATCAGGTAGCGGCTAACAACAGCAACGTTACACTGGTTGATGTAATGTCTGGCATGCTGAATGACAAGTCCTTGATGGATGCTTCTGGGTTCCATCTGAAAGATGAAGCTTCGAAAACAGCTTATATTGGTAAGTTGGAAGATGCATACAATAATCTCACGCCGCTACAACAATTAGCAGTTTCGAACAAGATCGCCGTGACTGGTGAGTCAGACCCAGTCGTGCTTGCTAAAGCCATCGATGAGGTCGCTGGAACCAACTTGGCGACGGCTTCGACTCAAACGTCACTCGGTGGATTAGCTCAGGTATCCGGAGAAGACGCATTCTTGGATAGTCAAGCGCAAGCGCAAGCTGATCAAATTGCCGCGAATAATGCGAACATTAGGGCAACTGCGGTTGATCTAAATAACGGTACATTTTTGACGCGCACCGGACAGATTATTGATGCCGATGGTAATACGGTAAAAGACACTGGGTCATCAGCTACGGCCACGTTGACTGGCCAAATTCTCTCGCAGAATTTAACCGATAAATGGCAAGGTCAAGGCTTCGGTACAGCGCAAGCGAACGCCGCAGATATGGCCGGAATCTTGGCGGGAATTGGTATCACCGACATCAGTCAATTTGGGCAGATTACCAAGGAAGTTCCGACGTATTCCTATGACGATAACGGCAACGCTATCGAAACGGGTACTCAGACCGTGCAGACGTTTGGTAATAAAGTTACGGGACAAGAAGTACCAAACACCTACAGCGAGCGTCAAACCGGCAACGCATTCGGTGGGACTTACGCGGGTTCTGGCAACACAGCCTACCGGGTACAGTTCACACCCGATGGTAAGCCGGTTTTTTACACTACTGGAGCTTCTAGTAGCAATGTGAGCGACTTCGCTCCATTACTTGCGATTGCGCAGTTCATCCCCGGTGTAGCCCCATTCGCAATGGCAATCAATGCCGCAATCGCCATCGACAACGGCGACGTACTTGGCGGACTCGCGAGTCTAGCAGGTGCTGGCGGATTCACGGATGTGGCTACAGGTTTGCGCGTTGCCGGTGCCATTGACCAAGGTAACTTGGGTGCACTAGCCTCTTCGCTGTTGCAGAATCCCACGGTAGGCGCATTAGCTGGCAGTACAATGCTCACCGACACGATTTCGCTGGCTGATGCCGGAAACGCTTTCAATGTGGTAACGAACATTGATGCGGGTAATTATGCTGGTGCGTTGAATTCGCTCGGCACACTCACCAACAGTTCGGATTTGAAGACTGCCGGAGCCGCACTGAACCTTACTAATGCACTGGGCACGGGTAACGGAGCCGCCATTATCAACGCGGCGGCGGGACTTAACAACACCATCAATGCGGCCAATAACCTGTCGAATGCCACCGTTGCGAAGACCATCACGAATAGCGTGACTGATGGTGCTGGGGCGTTCGTTGCCGCGAAAACCGCTGGTGCGACTGATGATGAAGCACTAATCGCCGCGAACTCAGTGACTGGCACCGGAACTGGTACTGGTACAAGCGTTAGCACGACCACTAACACCCAAACTACCGATAATACGGTGACAGGTGGTGCTGGTAACAATAACGTCACTACCGGTACAGCTGGCACTACTGGTAACTTTGATCAGGGCGATTTCAAGGGTGTTGATCAAGCTATTGAACAGCAGTCTCGCAACACTGAAGTCGACAGGTTAGTAACCTCCTATGAAAAGACGACCGGAAAATCCTTCGACAAGCTCACCGATCAAGAGGTGGCGGCGTTAGCGTATACGGCCAACTCGATGACCGTTGATCAGCTCAAAAACGCGTCGATCCAAGACATCCTAAACAAAGCACCCGCTATTGTTGGGAAGGATGATCAAGGCCGGTGGGTTGACGACAAGGGCTTCGCCTATGATGAACGTGGATTTAGATACGCACCGGGTAGCACAGTTCCAATGATCGATATCGCCGGTGTAGGCGACAGAGGTGTATCCACATCGGCTCAAAACCTTGATGTGGCCGGTAACAACTTGGTGAGTTGGGCGAACACACTCGAAGGCACATCAGGCGATGTGGTTCGTCAAACACTTTCAACGTTGATCGGAGCGGGTGGCGAGCAGATCGCTGACCTTGGTACTGCACTAGCCAACATGGGAGTGGCCGAGCGTTATAACTTGCTTGTGCAACTGGGCCAGTCACTCGAAGGTACTGGGCAAAAGCTCGAAATACCCGGTGTCACTCAAGCTACCAATAACTTCATAAACGATATCCAAGGGGCGGATACATACGCTGGAAAGGCGGCCGCCGCGATCAAGTCTGTTTTCAATAACCCATTGGTGCTTACTCAAGTCGCTAAAGAAGGTCTACAAGAGGTGCTACCGATCGTTACTGGTGGAGCGGTGTTTAAGATCTTGGGTAAAACCGCAGGTATAGCCACCGACGTTATCATGAACGCTTCGGAGTCCATGGGTTCGCAATCTCGTCAGAAGTTCAACGAAGAGATCGCAAAGGGTACACCGGTAGATCAGGCTGAGAGGCTAGCTAACGCCGATGGTTGGAAAGCGTTCGCAATCACCGCTGGCACAGCAACTCTCGCGGATGCGGCACTGATCAAAGGCTATGAAAAGGCGATGGAGAAAGTCTTCGGCAAGACCACTACGTCAGTCGGTAAAGAGTGGGCAGAAGAAGGATTTGAGGAACTAGCAGTTGCGCTTGCTACCGGTGATGACCTAGCGACCGCCATGACGAAATCTATCGCGGGCAGTACGATCGGGTCTAAAACCTCCGGATCGCTCACCGCTGGTTCAAGCGTCTCCGCAGATATTCAACAGGCATTCGCGTCTGAAGGCCTGACGTCTACCGATGGCTCATTCCGTCCAGAGACAATTACCAAAATCACCGACACTGGTACGTCAGGAGCTGGTGCCCAGACCACTGCGACTGATGTCGCGGGTAGTGGCGCAACGGCTACGGGAGCTGACACGACCGCCACGGTCAGCTCTGCCGCGACCGGTGCCGACACTGCCGCCGCGACCGATTTCGCATCGATCTTCACTTCCACTGGAAACACTACCCAAGCTGTCGATACATCAGTCGGCACTGCGATTAGCAACGGCGCGAACGTTGATTCCACGATCTCATCAGTGGTCAACGCCGCGAATGCTACCGGTGCCAATGCAAACGTAGTAGCCGCCACTGCCGCAAATGCCGCCGTAGCCGCTGGAGCTGACGCTACGACAGCGTCAAATGCCGCAACGACTGCTGTATCCAATGTGACCACTGGAACGGGAGCTACCACCACTGGAACGGGAGCGGCTGTGGATACTACAGTGGCCAGCAATGTGACTACCGCAATTACTTCTGGTACTAGCACCACTGCGGCTGTTGATTCGGCCGTTACTACTGCCATCACAAGTGGTACGGATGCTGGCACCGCAATTACTTCGGCTGTAGCGGCGGCCGTTACTACTGGTGCCAACGTCACGACGGCTGTCGATGCGGCGGTTACTGCGGCTGTTGCCGCTGGTGTTGATGTAGGTACTGCTACGACTTTGGCAACTAATGCCGCAACTGGAGTGACAACGGGTACTGGGGTAACTACGGGTACTGGAGTAACTACTGGTACTGGAGTAACTACTGGTACTGGAGTAACTACGGGTACTGGAGTAACTACTGGTACTGGGGTAACGACGGGTACTGGTGCAAATACTAACACAGCTACGGATGCCAACAGCAACACTAGCACTAACGCGAACACTGGCGTAACGACCAATACTGCGACAGATGCCAACACGGGTGTTACGACTACTACAACGACGAACACTAATACCGGTACAAATACCTCCGTTAGTACAAATACTAATACCGGCGTAACGACTACTACCAATACGAACACGAACACTGGTGTAAACACGAACACTGCGACTGATACGAATACCAACACGACCACGAACACTGTGGTGGACACTAATACTGACACTACGGTTACAGTCCGAGTAAATACTGACACGGGCGAAATCACCAGCGTGGATGGTCCCGGCACAGTGATCGATATTAACACTGTGGTGGTAGAAGGTACGCCAATCGACGTGAACACGGGAGAAATCCTCACGCCAGAAGAGGCCGAAAGGCGCAAAGAAGCGGCAAAGACCAAACTGGCCACGCCCAAAAAGAAAACCCCGAACTTGATGGCCGGTCCATCATTCAACGAACCTACATACAAAGCCAAAGACAGCGACATCTCCGAGACATGGCTCGGTGGTCTATTCCGCAACATTGCGCCACTCGCTGGACTTGGCGCACTACTACCACAAGACACACCTATGTTCCAAGAAGCACAAGCGTTATCGGCCCTACGCCGCGCCTCAGGAGTCGAAGGCGGTCCCAAAGCTCCCGAAGCTGATTACTACGCCTACGGCACTGAACCTTCCTACTCCAAGGTCCTCGAACCCTACATGAATGGGGGGACTGTACAGAAATATGCCGATGGTGGTAAAATAATGACTTCACCATTAATGGCGGCGTCAGGCGGCGATGTACCACACAAAGGTTCCCACTACGTTCAGGGCGCGGGCGGCGGTCAGGACGATCTTATCTCGGCCAAGCTCGCTGACGGCGAATATGTGTTCGACGCGGATATTGTTGCGGCACTGGGTGACGGCTCGAACAAAGAGGGTGCCAAGAGGCTGGACGCTATGCGAGAAGCGATCCGTAAGCACAAACGCGGCGGCTCAATTAAATCAATTCCTCCAGCGGCTAAATCGCCCTTGGCATATCTGAAAGGCGCATTATGAGCATTCTGCAAGGCGATCCCCTACCGAATATCGACACGACCAAGGTAGTCGACACGACCGGCCCGGACTGGTACACTACGTACCTCGAAGGCCTCGCCGAACCCGGCACCAAGTTGCTTGAAAAGACTGGGGACGAACTTGTCGCACCGATGTCGGACCTGCAAACAGGCGTTCTCGACTACGCCAAAGGCGAAGACGGGACCGGTACTGGGTTGCGCGGTTATGAGACTATGCTGGGCGACGCTGGTGACACCGCCGCACTAGCCGCCGCTGGAATCACGCCGGAGATGATTCAAAGCTTCATGAATCCCTACATTAGCGGGTACACAAACGCGCAGGGCGTCAAGATGCCGGGCGTGGTGGATGAGATGGAACGGCTTCAACAGCAGAGCCTCCAGCGATCGCTGATTCCGTCGCTTAAAGGAGCTTTCGCTGGGACTGGCGGTATGGGAAGCCAGCGAATGTTTGGTGCAATGGGACAGATGGGTGCGGATGCCCAAGCAAACTTACTCGGAGCACAGACTAAGCAGATGGCATCGGGGTACGACAGCGCACTCAAAGCCGCTATGGACCAATCGGGCCTATACCGCAACGCCGCTGAGACTCAACGCAATTTAGCGTCCTCGGAACTCGATCTAAAGCTCAAAGAACTCGAACGCCTGTACAACCTTGGGGGTGAGGAGCAGAAGCTAGAGCAATCCAGCATCATGGCACCTCTTGCCGCCGCTACTGGTGCGGCCAACGTGTTCTCGAACGTTAAGGTCCCGAGCACAGTGTCTGAGAAAGCTAGCGCTCCAATTCCCGGTGCGTACTCTACTTCGCCACTGGCTCAAATCGCTGGTCTCGGCTCGTTATTCGCTTCAGGAACCGGCGGTACGAGTGCCGCGTCAGGATTCGGCAACGCATTTAGCTCGCTAGGCACATCACTGGGCAACCTGTTCAGTAGCCCAAGCTTCAATGACTACTTCTCGGGCAGTAACACAGGCTTTCAAGGACAAACCGACGAGTTCGGCGGCATGGAAGAACCACGACAAGGTTAATTATGGCAGAACCTACTGAAGATACAAGCGGCTACAGTCCACTGCTCGCGCAGATGATGAAGATCGACCCTGAGAAGATCGGGAGCGTCTCGCTCTCGGCTCTTGGACGACAAGCGATGGGGTCCGAATCGGAGTCCTACAAAGCCGCGAAAGCAGAAGTAGACGCCGCGCGCGAAACGATGAAGCAAGCGTTGGAGAATCGTAAGGGCCGCGTTGACCCTACATTCCTCGCGCTGGCTCAAGGCTTCCTTGCTCCTACCCGAACTGGGTCCTTTGGTGAGTCCCTCGGCACAGCCGCTGGCGCATTTAGCAAGGCTCAGGAAGCTGAAGTCGATCGTAATGCTCAACTCGCTAAGATGCGCTACGAGCTGTCACTCAAGGCCGTGGAAGATGAGAAAGAAGCCGCGAAGCTCGGCCTCAATGTGGTCTCGAAGCTCACTCCGCAGATGACCGCGTACCAAAAGCAAGTGCAATCCGAGGGCATAGACCCACGCGCACCCCTCGGCATCGCCCGCGTTAAAGAATTGCTTGCAATCGATAAAGCCACTCCCGAGATGAAGGCATTCGCTGGTCAATCCGGTGTGTCCCTCACTGATCCACAGTTCGCGATGAAGTTCAAGATGTTCGAGGACACTAAGGGACTGCGTGACATTGCTACCCGTCTGAACTTGAACCTCAATGATCCCGCACAACTAGTCACAGCGCAACAGGAAGCTCAACGCGAGAAATTCCGTGCCGAGAACAAACTCGTGTCGGATGCATTGCAGACATTTGGTGGCGACCCACTTAACGAGAGGGACCGTGCTCGCGCACAGAAGATCGTGGACGAGAACGTGCGCCTCGACCAGACTAGCAAGCGCACCTCGATCCAACAGCAAATCGCGCAGACCACTCGGACCAAGCAGGAGATCGACGACCACGTGCGCAACGGCGACATCAATGCGATCGTGTCTAAAGCTATGGACGTTGGTGTGCCGATTGACCCCAAGACTTCCTACAGGGGTCTGAACAAGATCGAAATGGCCAAGAAGCGCGAAAGCGATTTGAACGACTCGGGCAGGTACATACGCGAAAAAATATCGCCGTTCACCTCTGGCATCGAGGACGATATCCGCGACCTTGAGCGTGCCTTAAAGCTTAACTCCGAGATCAGCACGGGCTACACCTACGGTGTGGGTTTCGGTATCGGAGACATCGCGAAGCTCACCTCCGGTGATCGTGCTAAGATCAACGAGTTCGACTCACTCGCCGCACTCGCCGCGAAGCAGAACCGCATCCCGGGTGACTCCAACGTGTCGAACTTGGATGTAAAGATGATGCAACTCGGCACATTCAGCTCCGACAAAGAGCCGTCCACTAACAAGACCCTGCTCGAATTTAAGATTGCGCAACGCCGCCGCGACGCGGAGTTTAATAAATATATGGCCGACTACGCCGCCGTCAATGGTGCCATCACGCCTTACGCTGAAGCCCAATGGCGTAGGTACTTAGATTCGAACCCGATCACCACCCGTGATGACAAAGGCAAAGTCTCGATTAACCCCAACCGCATGACCTACCAGCAATACTTCAGTATGCCCCGAGTGCGTGTTGATAGCCAAGGACGGGAGACCACCCAATGACCATCGAACGAGTGATTGACGGAAAGATCTACGAATTTCCTGCTGGTACACCCGAGGC